TGGAATCAGGACTGAAGGACGTGGGCTTCGATACATTGGATCAAGCATCATTTCCGACATTTTTCCTTTCATCCCGCCTATCAAGGGAGAATCTAGATCAGAAGGGTAGACATAAATCGGATCGAGTCCATTTGTAATTTCGGGTTTCGTCACTTCTGGTGTCGTCTCGGCAAACTTCTTTCTGAAATCGGCAATAATTGGGTCGGGAATTTGAGGAGAAATTTCGGCTAAGCGCTGAGAATCATCACGTACCATTTTCAACATATCTTTAGCTGTCATACGTTCCGATCGTGCTAGAGCTAATTCTATGAGGATGAAACGGTAGAGTTTTTTGTAGGAAATCGCTGAGATGCGATGAGACTCCGATCTCTTTGCCCAAGCAAAGTAACTAGATACTGTGGTCAAAATGGCCACCGTCAACGTAAAAATTCCGATGACAGTATTTCCAATTTTGGGGTCCGGAATAAACTGGCCAATGCCTATAGATGCCGATCCAGAAATAGTGGCCAACACAATAGATGGCAGGGTTATCTGCGTGCTAAACGATGCGTACCGTTTTTCCGCACGATCATGTAGCCATGAAAAACACAATGATCTTTCTCCCTCGTCAGATATCACTTTTTCTAACTGGGAGTTCCACGATACGACACCCGAGTCGTCGTCCATTGTTTTGTGGGTACTAAATAATGGTATGGGTCTATGAAGATTCGCAGTTTACCGCAGATGAACAAAAAGTATTCAAATTTTTAAGGAAACGAACAAAGAACGCCAAAGTAGCTGAACGCGCAGTAAAAATGCTGAGCCTTTACACTTATCTCCGGAATCATAAAGTTCGTAGTGCCAAGCAGTTGGAGCACGTAGCTTTTTACGACAAGGAACATACACGCCCCGTTTTTAACGAGAAGACATCTAAAGCAGTATTCAAATCTTTGAAACAACGAGGCGGATTATCCGCCACTCATCCTGCTACAGATGCACTTCTTCGTGATTCCATTGGATATATACAGTCTTGGCTTCCCAATTTTATTACAGGACCTGCAAATTCGCTGTATGGAATGGTCACAGGTCCTCTAGTATCACTTGAAGATGGTATGCCTCTTATTCGTACCGTATTGAAGCTCGGTAAGGCCACTGCAAAAGTTGGAGATTCGGTGGTAGAAACAGTAGCTACCGATATGGCCGGACCAGTAGGCGAAGCTATCGTTGCTATTCCTGTAGCCATTGTTGGTGCAAGCGCCGCGGTAACATCTGTTCTCGAAGATGATTTGGGCGGAGCAGTAGCTGTAATGTCTGGAGCGGTTCCTTTCCTTGGACCTACATTAACAACTCTGGTAGACACGTATGAAACCATGAACCGTCCGGAACCTCCACCAGTCGCTACAGCCGGCAAGCGATTTTCAACGAGGCGACGTAATCTACTCAAATGTCCGAAGACTCGACGGAACAAGTGCGCAATGTTCTAAAAGAGTGGGTAGCTCTTGATGATCAGGAACGGGCACTCAAGCTACAAATCAAGCAGATTCGAGACAAAAAGACGCAGAATTCAGAGCATATTTTGAAGTTCATGCGCGACAATTCTGTTGACGATTTTAAGCTTGAAGGGCAGGGTAGTTTGTCTCGTTCTGTGCGTACGTCTCGTCCTGCACTCAGTCGCGACAAGATTCGTACCCAGCTTCTTATCCAGTTTGCTGATCAGCCTCAGCGTGTAGCTGAAGCCTTGCGATCTATTGAGGGAGTACAGGACGGCGATGATACACCTGCGATTGGGACACAGCGCGAACTACTTGTTCGCCGTGTTCCCCGAAAGCCGTAAGATAGCTTCTTTTGCTGCCAGCTGTTCTGCCTGTTTTTTTGTTGGAGCAGTACCAATTCCCAAATGATTCCCCTTTTCATCGACTGCTGCCATAGTGTACAGATTGGTAGATGATGAGATAACAGCATATCCCGGAGTATGATGAAACTTGGCCTGGTACAGTTTCTGAAGCTGTTCCTTAAAATTCCGGTTATTCATGAGAATCCGTGGGATATCAACATACGTTTCAACCAAACAGATAACAAATGAGTAGAGAATTTTGAAATCATTACCCGATTCCGTCCACAAAGCTCCAAGAAAAGCCTCTAGGATATCTCCTAGTTTCTTGAAGTTTGCCCTTCCAGCACATACGTCTTCATTATGACGTGAAATTATATAGAACTTATCGAGTCCGATCTTTTGACTTAGAGACCCGAGCATTTCATTGCATACAATTTCCTTCTTCAAATCGGTCATGAATCCTTCGTTCTCTTCCGGAAACCTTTTCATTAAATAAGTGGATACACATGCACCCAGTACTGAATCCCCAAGATGTTCTAGTCGTTCATACGATTCGTCAAATAGACCTAGACATTCACGAGGCTTTTCAGCGAGCTGAGCAGTTTCCCCTGTTGGTGATGTGTACTCTGTCTTTTTTACGTAGGATGAATGTACCATCGCTTTCTGAAACAGTTCGGTATTTGTGATATCAAAATCACATCCGTGTCTAGAAAGAATCGCTTGAATATCCGGTTTGGTAAACAAGCGGTTTTTTGAATTGAAAGGATTGTAAAGTACTTGTTGCATTTTTAGTGTTTACGAGCCTTGCGTTTATGCCGGCGAGTCCGTTTTCGGCGACCACCCATATTTCCCAGAACTTCTTTTACAACTCCATCAATCTTAGTCCAGTTCTGGAAAAAAATGACTGATGCTTCCACATCGTTCTCCCTTAAGGTCGTTAACGATGATCGTAACGATGACTCAATTTGGGGCTCGTATTTTTGAATGAGATTAGGGATCTGTTTAATCGCGAGATCACGCGCAGTGCTCTGGGCAACTTCTCTGAGGGCGCTCAAGGCAGACATTACTTCTAGTTTATATTTTATTCATCCTGCTCACCAGGGACTATGCGTGAGAACGTAAACTCGGTACCTACAAGCGTCTGCTTCTTCGTCTCAATAATATACTTTACAAGACTTTCGGCATTCACGTTATTTGAAACCGCAAAGTACTGTCCTACCAGTTCCTTGAGATCTTTTTGGGAAATAGACCAAGGCTTTGTCCACTCATTCGGGCGCTTGAACGAGATCGTAGATCCATCCTCTTCCAGCTTGATCTTCTTGATAGAATTGAACCGCGGATCCTTCATAATATCCGCTATCTCCTGCTCTACAATCTTCCGATCATCCCGCTTCTTGAACACCTGACGGTTTAGATCACGAAGCTCATCATCAATCGCACGATACTGCTTGATACAGATCTTAAGGTCGTCCATTTTTCTAACGAAGACATGGAAAGAAGAATATCCGTTTTCAATACAATGTACTTCGATGCTCGCGAAGTAGAAAACCTGCGGAAGGTTTTCAACAAAGAGAATCCCAAAGTACCGGTACGAGCAGGAGATCCAACTCTCGTTTGGAAGAATATTCAGTCGCGATTGCATGACAAGTGTGATAACTCTACAGAATGCGTGATGTTGTCCTTGATGTCTAAACCGACTGCCCCAAATTCTTGGCGTGGTAATCCAGAGGAATGGTTATCATCGACAGAGATTGATGCCATTGAGAAACAGTACACGAAAGTATTTAGCGAATACTTTTATGTCGGAACAGTTCCTATAGATTTCGATAAGAAGTCTCTTGTGGGTACGTGTGTTGTTAGTTCATTGTGCTCCATGGATATCAAATCAATTTACAAAAAGGGATACCGCCAGATCGGGATTGTATTCAATACCGATAAGAGTAGTGGTCCGGGAGAGCACTGGATCGCTCTGTTCTGTGATATTCGTCCGGAACTAGACTATCCTCGCATTACATACTTTGATTCCTATGCTGATAAACCAGAGAAGGAAGTCCAAGCTTTGATGAAACGATGGGCACAATCATGGAACGAAACAGGAGTTCATTCAAAGCCCATGCAGATTACGTACAACAAAACTCGCCATCAGTATCAGCATTCCGAGTGTGGAATGTACTCATTGTATTTTCACTTATGTTGCTTGACCGGAACATCTATGAAATCTCGCATTCCCGATCAAGTTATAAGAGGGTTTCGAGGACTATTGTTCAAAGTATAAATGGGCTAAGATTGGAGCGATTGTTTTTCTCGTTGGATTGGTTATGTACGTAGTTACTATGGTGTTTATTACTGCTCCTAATTAATAATGGAGACATATGGGTATTCCTTAGTGGCAGTTGTGCCTGTGTTATTTATTGCTTTGATCTTCTTTGCATTATACGTGATGCTGACGCCATCCGAAGCACAGGCTCAGGCAAAAGCTGAACCTACGTTCAATGCTTATAACTCAGTGATGGCATTGGCTCCGTTAGGATGCCCTACAACACCGTCGTATCGTCTGTGCGATTACTACTTGGCTTCATCGGGATACTCGCTGTTCCCTGGAGCAAAAGTGTATGATTACATTTCTGACAGTGTGATCCCTATGCTTGTACGCGCTGGTCCTCGATTAGTGGAGCTGGATATTTACGATGATGGTAGCGGTGGCCCAGTTGTAGGTCTGAAGAATCAGAAGTTGGGCACGGATTATGCTTACAACACGGTCTCGTTCGCTGCATGTTGTGTAAGTATTGCAAATACAGCGTTCAATACTGTTGTGTGCCCAGTCGCCACTGATCCCTTTATTTTGAGCTTAGTGTTCCATACGACAAATCGTAATGTATTTGATTCGTGCGCCGAAGCATTGAAGACTACATGTGCCCAGTATTTACTTGGTGTAACATACGGTTACCAGCGCAAGAATTTGGCAATTGAACCAATTTGCAACCTCCAGTCTAAGTTGGTTGTAGTCTCTGGTTCTGAAGTAAAAGGTACTCTAATGGAAGAAGTTGTGAACATGTCTTGGGGAACATCTCAACTCCGTCGGTTAACATATACTCAGGCAGTACAGACGAGTGACGGCGACGAACTTGTGAAATTCAATCGTGATAACATCACGATGGTCGTACCAGATATTGATGGGGATCTCATCAATAAGAATCCTCAATTCTTACTCGCTCATGGATGCCAGTGGAACTTAATGAATTATGGATCAATTGATAGTGCTATGGAGACCTATATTGGAGAATTCCAGGAACGCAGTACGGTTCTCAAACCCGAAGCTCTTCGTGCCCTCAAGCTCGAGAAGTACAAGACACCTGTACTCCAGGATCCCAACCTATCTTTCCAGCCTCAGCGCAAGATTTCTCCAATCTACGATCTCACAACCTAATCAATAAAATATTGCGTTAAAATAAAAAATGGCGAACAAGTGGTTAGCTCACGTGAAGAAGACGATGCGCAAGATGAAGAGCAGTGGCTCGTACAAGAAGGGCGATGGCCTCAAGAAGGTCATCCTGGCCGCCAAGAAGACGTACCACAAGGGAAAGAAGGGTGGTGCGGACTCTGAGTCAGATGAGGAGACGCCCGTAACGGATGCCGCCCCGGCTGTTGATAGCTCTGATGCCACGGCCGGTCGTCGTCGCCGTCGCGGTCGCAAGACGGCTCGCAAGACCCGTCGCTCCCGCAAGTAAACGTTTACTATAGAATAAATGGCAAATAAGTGGTTAGCCCACGTTCGTAAAACGATGAAGTTGAAGAAAAACAAAGGTAAGCCTTTTGGAGCAGTTCTAAAATCTGCCAAAAAGACGTACAAGAAGCACCGCGGAGGCAATAAGATAACTGCACCGGTGGATACCAATCCTGAAGCCCTCGCTTCGGATGCCAAGAATCCTCCTGTCAGTAAACCGTTGACCGATGCATACGGTTCGGTCACGCGCACAGAGGATGTCCCGAAAGGAGGTCGTCGTCGTCGGCTCCGCAAGTAGTCGTTTTCAGAAAAAAAGAGTGTAAGGAACATATAAATACAAAATGGGTGGCGGTTTACTACAGCTTGTTGCCTACGGTGCCCAGGACGCATACCTTTCCGGCAATCCCCAGATCACCTTCTGGAAGGGTCTGTTTAAGCGCCACACGAACTTCGCGATGGAGCCGTTCCGCGTGAACCTCACGGGCCAGGCTGGGTGGGGAGTCAAGCATTCGGCTATTCTGGGTCGCCACGCTGATCTCCTGTACTCCACGTACCTCGAAGTCGTTCTGCCTCCGGGCGAAAGTTTCAATAACGATCAGCTCCGACTGGGTTACAATCTCCTCAAGTACGTTGAGCTGGATATTGGCGGACAGCTCATTGACCGCCTGTACGGCGAGTGGCTATACGTATGGGATGCGTTATCGTCAACTTCTGATGATCGCGTAAAGCTTAATGCTATGGTTGGAATGGATGGAGGTAGCATCTACTCAGTTCCAACGGCAGCTGCGTGTGTCAACGGTCGCACGAATATGCCAACAGTTTGCTACATTCCCCTCAACTTCTTCTACACCAAGAACCCCGGTGCTGCTCTACCTCTCATTGCCCTGCAGTACCACGAGGTTAAGATTAATATTGAGTGGAACGATGCCAAGTTCATTGACAGTAACTTTACTACTGCCAAGACACTGAAGCAGCCCGTCCAGGCCGCAGTGTACGTTGATTACATTTACCTCGATACCGAGGAGCGTCGTCGTATGGCGCAGAACTCCCACGAGTACCTCATTGAGCAGACGCAGTTCAACGAGGATCAGGGTATTACGTCCGCCCAGAACCGTATTGACCTGACATTCAATCACCCCGTCAAGGAGTTAGTGTGGGTTGTCCAGCCCGAGTACTACACGAACTGCAGCTTGATGACAGAGATCTCGGGGGGCACACAGACTCGTCTGAAGCCGTTCACGTACGACGTTGGTGCAGTCTACGAGCAGTGGATCCAGATCAACGGCCAGGACCGTATGGATCGCCGTTACGGAGACTATTTTACCAATGTCCAGCGTTTGCAGCACCACACTGGAATCGGTTACACAAGTGGCGTCCAGCCTGGTCTGTACTCGTACTCGTTCGCGCTACGCCCTGAGGAGCACCAGCCGTCTGGAACGTGCAACTTCTCGCGTATTGATACGGCTACGATCGTTGTCAACTTTGCAGGCGCACAGGCCAACGGAACTATTATTGATGTCTCGCCCGAAAATCCTTGGAACGTGCGCGTCTACGCCGTGAACTACAACATTCTCCGCGTCATGTCGGGCATGGGTGGTCTGGCGTACTCGAACTAAACTCCTGCTTCATCTTCTCCAAATACAGAATAGCATCCATGAGTTCTTCCTGCGTATGTTGAATCCAATCTAAAGGCTTCAAATCCTTACGATCCAAATTGGTTCCGTACTTCTTAAATCCAAAATCTGCCCGGCTTTTAAAAGCAGATATGACGGCTGTAACTACAGAGTCATATTTTGGTTCCATTTTCATTTGATACTGATGTATACGTAAACTAAAAAATAGGATTGTTCAATCCCAAATTTTAGTTTGTATTTAAGGTTCATTTAGAACATATTCAGGTCAGACATACTGATTGAACTTTCCTTCTCGGATTCCTTGTCCAGGATATCACGCACATTCCTGCGCTCTTCCTCGAAGATCGAATGGTCTTCCTCCGTACCTTCCGGCAACTTCGTCTCGTCAATCAGGATATCCACGAATCCCGTACCACACGGTGGCTTCTGTCCGAACATGATATTGGCCGATACGCCACGCATATTATCTGATTCTCCCATCAGTGCCGCATTGAACAGATGCTTGGCGGTTTCTTCGAATGATGATTTCGCAAGAACACCGTTCTCAGTATTACGTGACATACCTGTGCGATCAGCTTTTAGGAAGAATCCAGGATAGGTCATCGCATCGATCAGCGTGATGAGATGATGGTAGTTAATTGGAGTCTCTGTGAATACCGAACTGAATTCGCGAAACAGAGCGTTACGTGCCGCCTCAATTCCAAATACCTGCTTGATCTCGTGGATATCGTTTGAGAACGAGCGCAGAGGATCTACGCCTGGAACCGTAGATAGATCCAGTAGATTCGTGCCCTCTACATCCAAAACCCATTGGGATTCCGAACGGTACCCACCAGTTTTTTCATCGTACGTTAACTCATCCTTGACTTCGCGAGGGTATACTCGCCCAATACCGTCAATTCCACGCAGGACAGTGTCCAGCAACTTCTCTTCAATGAATCGGAGAGCTAGGACGTTCTTCACGACATCCGGGGCAAACACGATACGCATAACCAACTTGCCGGGCGCATTCGTGTCTGAATGAATGCACTCAAACACTTTCAGGACGCGATTGTTCTGGATCTTGGCTGCGATCGTTGTCATATCAATAACGTTACGTGCGACCATCTCCATATCGTCAAACTCTAGGCGCACGACCCATGGAGACGTACACAGCTGACCATTGGTGACAGAGAATTTCTGGTACGACTGCAGGATATCGCGGTCCTCCTGTACTGCCGTGTTCTCTGACAACGGATTGGGATCGTAGTAAATCCGGACAGATTTCGTGATGTCACGCAGAGTCGTCTTCTGAATCTCGCGCTTCTTTGCGAGAGCTGAATCCTGTGACCCAGCGATCGATGCATCGAGATAGATCGTGTTGACTGGAGTTTTTGGATTTGGTGAGGCGCCCAGAAGCTCCATAATACGCGGGACACCTGCAGTCGCATTCGCCTTGGACGTACCTGCCGAATGGAACGTATTCAGCGTGAGCTGCGTTGTGGGCTCACCGACCGACTGGGCCGCCAACGTTCCAACCATCTCGCCGGGATGTACGCGGGACTTCATGTACCGGAAATGAATATCCTTCAGCATCTCGTCGAACAGGGCCTTCGTCAATCGCATCTTGAGAATAGACTTCTTAGGTGCCAGATGGTAGCGCATCATAATGTGGAACAGCTTGTTGTGAGCAATCCACGAATGAGAACAGAACTTGGTGAGTTCTTGTACGACATACGCAGGAGTCAAATCAGTCTTGACCGAATAAGGGTTGGTGTACTTATCCACCATTCGTCCGAAATGCACTGGGACATGTACCGTATCGCCCTTAATGTACTGGAACACGTCGCGAACAAGCACGTCGCGATCCGCCACAATTTCATCAACCATATCGGGAAACTCCTTGACTTCGCCTTTTACGACAGCGGTAATATCATCTGCAGATATCGCGAAATCACGGAAGATCTGTTCCATCGTCATCATACCCAGCATACACTCCTGCTTCTCGACGCACGTAGAATCAATACCGTCACCGCCGTAATGGAACTGGACAATTGCGCCATTCACATTACGTACCGTACCATCATACTCTACGTGAATATCCTCCATAGTTTTTACCAGTCGGCGCTGGATATAGCCTGAGTCTGATGTCTTCACAGCAGTATCAATAAGACCTTCGCGACCTCCCATGGCGTGGAAGAAGAACTCGGCGGGACGAATGCCGTTAATGAAGCTTGATTCTACGAATCCGCGCGACTCCAGCCCGTCATCGTACCGACTGAAATGGGGAAGAGTACGGTCCTGTAGAGTGTACTGGATACGCTTACCACCAACGTTCTGCTGGGACAGAATCGCCATCATCTGACCGATATTGATGTTGTTACCCTTAGCTCCCGACTGTACCATCTGGTACATCCGGTTATCTGGCGACATCTTGGTCATCACTTCCGTATAAAGCTTATCAGTTGTATTCTTGATCTCCTTGACGATCCGGTTCTCCAGCTCCTCGCCGTTCTCGCGA